CCAAAAGTACTAGTTGTTGAAAGTTGTCCGATACTTCCAAGTAAAATAGAATAACTACTATTGTTTTTATTAATTTCAAATACAAAATGTGATTTATTAATATTATTTGCAGAAATAATACCAATTGCAGTCGCAGATGATATTACAACAATATCATTAATTTCAACCAAATTGTTTGGATGATTTACAGTTAATCTAAAATATTTAATACTATTGATCGTAATAATATCAACTTTTAATGAATTTTGAATATTCTCAGTTTTAAATGCTGTAAATGTTATTTCTTGTGTAAAAGAGTTATAATCAATTAAAAAATCATTATATATAATTTGTTCTACTGATGATGTAATTCTTGATATAGCATTCATATTTGATGTTAAAAGCGTGATTAAATTAATCCCATCATAATTACCTTCTGGAATTTCCGCAGAATAAACATGATTACCATCATCAAGATGTTTCCAATAAATTTTATTATTTTTATTTAAACCAGAACTTTTAATTAAATAATCTATAAAAGGAAATTCTGTACTTACTAATTCAATTCTAACAACATTATTAAAATTTTTTTTTAACATAATTGTATAATTATTTGCATCAGGAAAACCTTCTTCTGTATTTAAAATTTTCATTATTTGTATTTTATTACCACCACCTACACCATTTTTCAGTGAAATATAACCAGTTTTTATAGTAAAAGTATCTTTATTTAATACTGATAAAACTTCATGAAACCCTTGCAACTTTTGATAATTAATTGGATAATCTGCATTAATACCATTAATAGGTAATCCAAATAAATCATTAAATGAAATTTTAAAAAAATCAGTTATTTCAATATATTGATTAGTATAAGAAAAATAACTAAATGGTAATTGAATTAAAATATATGAAGAATCCAAACTTTCAACAGTTGTTGCATTTAAAAATGTAAGTATATTTTGAGGTATTTCATTAGTTTGATTAACAATTGATGGTAAATTAATATCAAATATACCAATTAAAGAATTTAATGGTATGTTTCCATAAAAATTTTTATCATTTAATATTTCAGAATTAACTATACTAATTTCTATTTGTAATTTATTTAATAAATTAACATAATTTGTTGTAAAATCATGATTTATATTTACAAAACAATAAGAATAATTTTGAAATAAATAAATTCCTGCACTTAAAACACAACTTTTTCCTTCAACATTTTGTATAATAATTTTATTATTTTCAATAAATCCATGGTCTGGATAATTAATTTCTATTACTTGAGAGTCTTGAGTAAATATTAGTGCGTCTTTTGGTAAATAATTTATAGAAGATGTATATATATTTTTTGGACTTTTATTTCTAAACATGCTATCAATGTTAATTAAAGAAACTTTTAATTCTTCTTTTTTATAAAATTTTTCATATTCATCTAATTGTTTATCTTCTTCTAATTGTTTAGATTTATTTTTTTTTTCAACATCTAAATTTATTTCCATTTAATTTAAAAGATGATTTATTTTTAGGTGAATTTTAATTATACAATTTTACAATTATATGAATAAAGTCCAATTAGAGGTGGATAAAGTCCAATTAGAGGTGGATAAAGTCCTACTTTCTTCTAATATTTTATTTTTAACAATTTCTATGAAATTTTATTAATTTTTATAAAATCTGTTGTATATTAGAACTGACATTCCTGGGTATAACAATTATAACTAAAATTATTAATGCCTAGTTAAACCATATAAATATAATTTCTAATAAAAATGGGATAATTATACGGAAGATAATGAAAGTTCTATTTTTCATAATAACTATCTTTAAGACTAAAAAAATTGATAAAAATATTTAAAAAAATAGTTTTATTAATCTTATCAATGTCTAAAAATATCACATCAGATGCTCTCAAATATGATAAAAAAACACCTAGGGAACATGTTTTACTAAGACCAGATACTTATATTGGTGATATTGAACCAACAACAGAAGTAATGTGGGTATATAATGAAAATAAAATTATTAAAGAAAATATTACATATACACCTGGCTTTTTAAAAGTTTTCGACGAATTACTTGTAAATGCAAGAGATGCATCAGTAAATGATAAAACTTGCGATTCAATTAAAATAGAATATAATATAGAAGAAGGATATATTAGTGTATGGAATAATGGAGATCAAGGTATTCCTGTAGAAGAACATCCTGAACATAAAATGTTAGTTCCTACAATGATTTTTGGTGAACTTTTAACTAGTTCAAATTATAATGACGATGAAGAAAGAACAACAGGTGGACGTAATGGTTATGGTTCAAAATGTATTTCCAGTAATACATTAGTTCCGTTATGGACTGGTGAAATTAAAAAAGCGTGTGAGTTAAATGTAGAAGATAAATTGATTGGTGATGATGGTAAAATAAGAAATATAAAAAAAATTATTAAAGACAGTGGTAAAATGTATGATGTTAGTCAATCAATTGGAGAAACATATACTGTAAATGATAAACATATTTTAACTATACAAGTACCTATTCATAAAATTATTTTTTGGAATGATGAAAAAAAGGAATGGTCTGTAATGTGGTGGGAAGAAATGAAAATTAATAATAAAACATTTAAAGCAATAGACGATGATGTTAAAAAATGTTCTGATTGTAATATAATTTTAACAGGTAATATTTTACGTCATTATAAAATTAAACATAATGGTAAACAATATAAAAAACTAGAAAAGACTATACCAATGGAATTATCTGAATGTATATTACAAGCAAAAGAAAGAATTATAGAGTTTTGTAAAACAATACCAGATAATAATATATTTGATATAAGTATTGAAGATTATATGAAATTAAATGAAATTACTAAAAAACAATTAGTTGGTGTAAGAGGCGAATGTGTACAATGGGAAAAAAGACATGTTGAATTAGACCCTTATATACTTGGATTATGGTTAGTTGATGGTATGAATTGTGAATATAATTATGTATCATACGATGATATAAATGAAGAAAATAACATAAATTTAGATGAACAATATACTAATTTAGAAAATAAATTAAATAAATATAATTTACTTGATAATAAACATATTCCAAGAGAATATTTAATTAATGATAAAGATACACGATTAAAAGTGTTAGCAGGTATTATAGATACAGATAATTTAATATTTGAAGAAAATAAATACATTACTATTACACAATTAAATAAACGTTTATCTAATGATATTATTTATTTGGCAAGAAGTTTAGGATTTTATTGTAATGTTAATAAAACAATTATTGAAGATAATGATAAAATGATATATGAAGAAACATATAGTATTAATATTTATGGAAATATTGATGAAATACCATCAAAATTACAACATAAAAAAGATATTTTAACAATATCGAAAAATATATCAAAATCAACTGGGTATATTGATATTAAAAAATCAACATCTACAGAATACATTGGTATTGAAATTGATGATAATCAGCGTTTTGTAATAAATGATTTTACAGTAACACATAATTGTGCAAACATATTTTCATCTAAATTTATAGTAGAAATTACTGATGAAAAACGTCGTAAGCATTATATTCAAGAATGGACTGATAATATGCTTCATGCACATACTCCAAAAATTACAAAACTAGCTTCAAAAATAAAAAGTTCAGTTAAAGTAACTTTTTATCCAGATTTTGCACGTTTTAAAATTAAAGATTTGAATAACGACCATTTTAAACTATTTCACCGTCGTGCTATAGATATTGCGGGTGTGACTGACGGAAAACTAAAAGTTTTTATTAATGATAAAAAAATAGAAGCTAATACATTTAAATCATATGTAGAACTTTATTATAAAAATGAAGATATATATTATGATTTATGGGATAGATGGTCTATAGCATGTTTATATAAACCAGATGCAGGTGGTGAAGTTATTTCATTTGCAAATGGTATTTCTACTTATCGAGGCGGGACTCATTGTAATCATGTTATTGATAATTTAATTAAAACTCTAATTAATGATTATATTAAAAAGAAAGATAAAGATATTAAAGTTACACCATCATTGCTAAAAGATAACTTTATATTTTTTATTAACGCTACTATTATAAATCCTGCATTTTCATCACAAACAAAAGATACACTAACTACTAAGATTGAAAAGTTTGGTTCTAAATACGAACCAACACAAGCATTTTTGAAGAGACTTGCAAAATGTGGTATTGTAGAACAAATAATACAATTGATTAAGTTTAAAGAAAGTAGTAATCTTAAAAAAACAGATGGTAAAAAACTAGCAAAAATTACAGGTATTCCTAAATTAGAAGATGCAAATAAAGCTGGTTCTAAAGAATCATATAAATGTACTCTAATTTTAACAGAAGGAGATTCTGCTAAAGCATTTGCAATGGCTGGTCTTGGAATTGTTGGAAGAGATTATTATGGTATTTTCCCATTAAAAGGAAAGTTATTAAATGTTCGTGAAGCAACAATTAAACAATTAGCTGATAATGAAGAAATTACTCATCTAAAACAAATTGTCGGACTTCGACTTGGTGTTGATTATTCAATAGATGCTAATTTTAATCAATTACGATATACTCGTATTTTAATTTTAACTGATCAAGATGTAGATGGTTCTCATATTAAAGGCTTATTTATGAATTTTGTACATTGTACATGGTCATCGTTATTAAAACGGGAAAATTTTATTACATCTTTATCAACACCAATTGTAAAAGCATTTAAGGGTAAAGATGTAAAGATTTTTTACAATTTAACTGAATATGATGATTGGAAAGATTCAGATGCATCAAAAGGTTATAAAACTAAATATTATAAAGGACTTGGAACTTCAACGAGCGAAGAAGCTAAAGATTACTTTGTAGATATTGAAGATAAATTAATTAGTTATTTCTGGCAAACTACACAAAAAGAATTAGAAAATAATCAAGTTAAAGAAAATAATGAAAAAAAGAATGAAGAAAATGATAATAAAGAAAATGATAATAAAGAAAATGATAATAAAGAAAATGATAATGAAGAAAATGATAATGAAGAAAATGATAATAAAGAAAATGATAATGAAGAAAATGATAATGAAGAAAATGATAATAAAGAAAATGATAATGAAGAAAAATCTAATAAAGTAAATAA